ATATTATAATAGACCAAGACCTAAGCAAGCTGCAAAGATTTTTGGTATTGAATTAAAAGATATTGAGCTTAAGTCAATGAAGACTCCATCATACCCATCAGGTCACTCTGCTCAAGGATATTTGGTTTCAGAAATGTTAAAAGATAAATATCCAAATAAAAAAATACAAATAGATGAAGTAGCTAAAAATATATCTTACAGTAGAAATATAGCTAAAGCTCATTATAAATCAGATTCTGAGCAAGGTAAAAAACTAGGATTAGAAATGGCAAACTTTATAAAAAACCAAAAACAAAATGGATAAAAAAATTTTAAAAAAAGTATCTAGCGAGTTGAAAAAAGCTTCAGCGCTGCATAAAAGGCAAGCTTTAACATTAGACAAAATGTTAAAAAAATTTAACAATGCCAAAGAGTAAAGTAAAAGGTGGAGGCACCAAAAAAGTATGCTTGCCACTAGCTAGAGTTAGAGGGATGAGCAAAGCTCAAAAAGACAAAATTGTAAGAGCTAAAGAATCAGCTGGTAGTTCAGGTAAATATAAAAGATCAAGTTCTACTAATGTTAAAGGTGCTAGGAAAAAAGGTGCTACACTTAGAGACTGGTTTAATAAAGAAAATTGGGTAAATGTTAAAACAGGTAAACCCTGTGGTGAATGAATAGTATATGTCATTAAGATTAATAAAAGCAAATATGGCTTGTAATAAGCCAAAGAAAACACCTTCGCATCCGAAGAAATCACATGTTGTAAAAGCTTGTGCTAGTGGTAATGAAAAGATTATACGTTTTGGTGAGCAAGGTGCTAGCACTGCTGGTAAACCTAAATCTGGTGAGTCTGCAAAAATGAAAGCTAAAAGAAAATCTTTTAAGTCTAGGCATGGAAGAAATATAGCTAAAGGAAAAATGTCAGCGGCTTATTGGGCTGATAAAGTTAAATGGTAAAATAAACAAAATGGAAAAAGGACACTACGGTAAATACACAGGGAATGCTCGTCATTCTATGGACCACGCAAACACTAGGGTTACTGGTGATAATTACGAAGCTGCAAAAAGCGACGATGAAGCTCATATGACTTATTTAAAAGAAGATATAAAATATGATAATAAGCATGGAGCGAGTGATGCTACAATGACATCAGATGAAAAACATATTTCCAAACTTGCTGGAGATTTAAAATATGATAATAAAAGGTTTAAAAAATAATTATGAATAAAGAATTTAAGTATATGCCACTTGAAACAGACGCTACAGGTGGAAGAGGCGGAGATATGCCAGCTATATCTAAGCACATGAGTAAAAGTCCATTAGGTTTATATAAAAGCCCTGCTCAAATGGGTAATAAATCTCCTTTAGAAGCAAATCCAAATCCATCTGGAAAAAATAAGTCAAGACAAACTTATTCTGCAACATTAACAACAAAACCAAAGCCAGAGGTAAAAGCAAAAAAAGAAAAAACAAATTCTGGGCCAACACAGCAAAAACAAATAATGAATAGCATGAGAGATGCTGCACTAAGTGGACTTGATAAAAAAGCTGCTTCTGGTAAAACTTTAGATAGCTCGCCTAAAGCTACTCGTGATAAAATTAGAAAAATGAGCAAACTACAAGATATTAAAGCAGCTGCAAAAAAATATGGTGCGTCTTCAAATGTTAGAGATTATATTAAATAAATATGGCCTTTAAAATGGATTCACCTATTTGTACCTGCAATACACCTATATACGAGAGGGATCTTGAGCAAGGTGTAATGGGAGAGGCTAATAATAATGGCTCTATAGTTGTTTCTAAAAACTTATCTCCAATTAATAGACAAAAAGTTATTGACCATGAAAAAGTTCATCTTGACCAAATGGAACGAGGAGATCTTGATTATGATAATAACAATGTTTATTGGAAAGGTAAAAAATACCCTAGATCTACTATGGTAGAAGGTGCAAGGAATTTACCTTGGGAAGCTGAAGCTTATAAAAAAGCTTAACACATGAATGCATTATTAAAATTATTAACAGGCGGCGTCATCAAAGAAATAGGTGACGTCGTTGATAATTTAACAACTTCTAAAGAAGAAAAACTAAAAGCAAGGCAAAAGCTTCAAGAGATACTTGAGAAAGCAGATAGTGAAGCGCAAAAACAAGTTACAAGAAGATGGGAGTCAGACATGAAGTCTGATAGTTTTTTATCAAAAAACATACGACCATTGATTATTGTTTATTTAACAGTTATCTTTACAGCATGTGCTTTTTTTGATGGCAACGTAGGTGGATTTGTAATAGAAAAAACCTATATACCTATATTCCAGTCATTACTAGTTACAGTTTATGGAGCTTACTTTGTTGGCAGGACCTGGGAAAAAGCAAAAAATATAGGTAATAATAAAAATAAGTAAAACAATTAAATTAAATAAAATGGAAGAAAATAGCAAAATAACAACGGAAGAGCTTAAGCAAGTGACTGAGTTTAATAATAAAATGGTGCAAATTCAAGGAGAGATTGGAGCTGGTGAATTGCGTAAAGCAGACCTAGTAACAATGTTTGCTAAAGAGTCTGAGCAAATGGAAGTTATTAAAAAAGAGCTTGAAGACAAATATGGTAAGGTTAACATTGATTTAAAAGATGGATCTTATGAGTTAATTCCTGAAGAAGATAATGAGTAATGTAATCAGAAAAATAAGTATAGGCTCTGATTATAAAAACGATGCGATGCATTACGCTATAGGTCAACAAGTATATGGGGGACATGAAATCTCCCATATATTACACGATGAAAAAAAAGATTCTTATAGTATTCATATCAAGAAAAACAACGAAATAATACCTTGGAAAAAATTTAATTCTAATATGGCTGTTTCCGTTGAATATGATTTAGCTTATTAATGAAAAGCTTATTTGACTTTATTGTAGAACCATTAAATGGAAAATACGATACAGAAATAAAAGTAGATGACAAAAGCCTTATAACTAATGTTAATCTTGAGAATTTTAGAGCAGTTAGTAATATGGCTAAAGTCATAGAAGTTCCTTTAGCTTTAAATACTAAAATAAAAAAAGGAGACATTATACTTATACACCACAATGTTTTTAGAACTTTCAGAGACATGAAAGACAAACAAAGAGCAAGTAGATCAAAATTTATTGATGATTTGTTTTTTGTTAAAATGGACCAAGTATATATGTACAAGAATTCAGGCTCTTGGACAACTGTAAACAATAGATGTTTTATTAAACCACTTTTAAGTGACAATGATCTAACGCTAGATAAAGAAAGAGAACTAATTGGTATATTAAAATATGGTAATAAGTCTTTAGAAGCTCTTAAAATAACCCCAGGAGATCTGTTAGGTTATACTCCAGATGGTGAGTATGAATTTATCATTGATGACGAAAGGTTATACTGTATGAAATCAAATGATATTGTAATTAAATATGAATACCAAGGAAACGAAGTTGAATATAATCCAAGCTGGGCGAAAAGCAGTTGATGAATTAATTAAGGTGGCGGAAGAAAAGATCGTTGACTCAGGAGAAGATATCTCGGCTGATAGACTTAAAAACGCCGCTGCAACAAAAAAATTAGCAATATTTGATGCGTTTGAAATATTATCACGTATACAAGCTGAAGAAGATTTATTAAACGAAAAACCCAAAGAAGTTAAAGAAGAAAAAGCTTTTAAAGGTTTTGCAGAAGGAAGATCAAGATAATGTATAAGCAACACTTATATAAAAAGTTAGAAAACCATATAAAGCCAAGGATTATAAATAAAATCAATAGGCATAGAAAATGGGAATACGGATATAATCAAGATCATGACGTTATAGTTATAAGTAAAACAGGTAAAATTGGAGAGGTATATGAAATACAAGGCTTAAAAATAGCTTTACCATATAAAGAAAAACCTCATGTATTTGAAAGCAATATGTGGGAACATACATTATATCCTAAAGAGTTAAATAAAATAACTTCTGTTTTTGACTGGGAAGAATACCCAAATGATTTTAAAGAAAGATGGCATGATTACATCGATAATGAGTTTAAAAAACGTGAAGAAGGTTTCTGGTTTGTTAATAAAAATGAGCCTATATATATTACCGGCACTCACTATATGTACTTGCAGTGGTCTAAGATTGACGTTGGCAATCCCAATTTTAGAGAATCAAATAGATTATTCTATATATTCTGGGAAGCGTGCAGGGCTGATAAAAGAAGCTATGGAATGTGCTACCTTAAAAATAGACGGAGTGGATTCTCATTTATGGCATCAGGTGAAACCGTTAATGCAGCAACAATATCAACTGACTCGCGTTTTGGAATATTATCAAAATCAGGACCAGATGCTAAAAAAATGTTTACCGATAAAGTTGTACCCATATCCGTTAACTACCCTTTCTTTTTTAAGCCAATACAAGACGGTATGGATCGTCCAAAGACAGAACTTGCCTATAGAGTACCTGCAACTAAATTCACTAGAAAAAAACTCGATAACAACGAAAAGCTTAAAGAAATATCAGGACTTGATACAACAATCGACTGGAAGAACACTGGAGACAATTCATATGATGGTGAAAAACTAAAATTATTAGTACACGATGAATCTGGTAAGTGGGAAAGGCCAACAAACATACTTAATAACTGGCGTGTTACAAAAACATGTTTAAGGCTAGGTAGTAGAATAATAGGTAAATGCATGATGGGATCAACATCAAACGCATTAGACAAAGGAGGTGAGAACTTTAAAAAAATCTACTTTAATTCTAATGTTGAAAAAAGAAACGCTAATGGTCAAACAAGCTCGGGCTTGTATTCTTTATTTATACCAATGGAATGGAATTATGAAGGATTTATAGATTGTTATGGTTATCCTGTTTTTGATAAACCTGAAAAAGAAACTTTAGACAATTACGGAACTGTTATAAGTCAAGGAGTTATAGAACATTGGAATAATGAAGTTGATGGTCTTAAGCAAGATCAAGATGGTTTAAATGAATACTACAGACAATTTCCCAGAACAGAAGAGCATGCATTTAGAGATGAAGCAAAAGAATCATTATTTAATTTGACTAGAATATATGAACAAATAGATTACAACGTTGGTATAAACAACACATCTATTGTTACAACTGGTACTTTTCAATGGGAGGGTGGAATAAAAGATACTAGAGTTATATTTATTCCAAATAAAGACGGAAGATTTAATGTAACTTGGATTCCATCTATGAATCTTCAAAATTTCATGATAATAAAAAACAATAACAAACATCCTGGTAATGAGCATCTTGGAGCTTTTGGTTGTGATAGTTATGATATATCTGGAACCGTAGACGGAAGAGGATCTAATGGATCCTTGCATGGTTTAACAAAGTTTAGCATGGAAGACGCTCCAGCTAACCAGTTTTTTTTAGAATATATAGCTAGACCTCAAACAGCTGAGATATTTTTTGAAGATGTTTTAATGGCTTGCGTTTTTTACGGTATGCCAATATTAGCAGAAAACAATAAACCAAGATTGTTATATCACTTTAAAATAAGAGGTTATAGAGGTTATTGTATGAATAGACCAGACAAGATCTGGAATAAATTATCAGTAACTGAAAGAGAAATAGGTGGAATACCAAATTCAAGTGAAGATATAAAGCAAGCTCACGCAGCTGCTATAGAAACTTACATAAACACTCACGTTGGAATATTAGAAAACGGGTATGGTGATATGTATTTTCAAAGAACATTAAATGACTGGGCTAGATTTAATATAAATAATAGAACAAAGCATGATGCTTCTATAAGTTCTGGATTAGCTTTAATGGCTTGTAATAAAAACAAGTATGCGCCGGTAATGAAAAAAGAAAATAAACCTATTGATTTAGGTATTAAAAAATACGATAACAGTGGAAATACTTCAAAAATAATTTAATACATGAGAATAGAAACTAATACAAATAGTTCTTTTCCTAACCAAGTAGTTAGTGATGAAGTAAAAGCTAGCATGGACTACGGCATTCAAGTAGGCAGAGCTATAGAAGGCGAATGGTTTCAAGAAGGAAGATCTGGAAATAGATACGCGCAAGCTTACAGTAATTTTCATCAATTAAGGCTTTATGCTAGAGGAGAACAATCAGTAGCAAAGTATAAAGATGAAATGTCTATAAACGGAGATTTATCTTATCTTAATCTTGATTGGAAGCCAGTTAATGTTATATCTAAATTTGTTGATATAGTTGTTAATGGTATGTCTAGTAAATCTTATGATGTAACAACAATAGCTCAAGATCCTTACTCTACAAGGGAAAAAAGCAGATATGCAGAAGCCTTGCTAAGAGACATAAACACTAGAGATATACTAGATGATTTTAAAAATGAATTAGGACTTGATCTTTTTAATACTTCTAACCCTGAAGAACTTCCGGCTAGTCAAGAAGAATTAGACTTGTACATGCAAATGAACTACAAGCAGCAAATTGAAATAGCAGAAGAAGAAGTAATAAATAATGTTTTAGCTAAAAACAAATATGAAGAAACAAAAAAAAGACTAGCATATGAT